GTGCTGTGGGCGAAAGTTCCGGCCGACTGGCGGGAGCTGGTGCAGTTACATATCTCCCAGGCCGACGTTCGTACTGAACAGCATGTCCGCCAACAAGAAAAATTACGCCCAGCTGTAAGAACAATCACACCTACCTTCGCCGAATACCAAGCCCCTACCTACGTGCGCGGCAATGCCGTTGTGGCGGCTCAACAACTGGCCGCACTGCGTGCCGCCATCCACTCACCGCGAGTATCCCAATGACCACCACCGTACCGAAGCGGCGTCCCCGCACGCCTCGCATGACCTTCTGGGCTCTGACCACCATTGCCTTGCTGTTCTGCCTGGCCATCGTCGCCCCAACCAAATTGCCCGTCGTCCTCTACAAATGCGGCCTGGTGACGCTGGGCTGTGTGCTGGGTTACTGGCTTGACCGGGCGTTGTTCCCCTATGCCCGACCAGACATGGTTCCAGATTGCGAGCGCTCCATGGCCGGTATCCGCCGCGCCCTAGTCGTGCTGGGTTGCGTCCTCGGCCTGACGTTGGGGCTCTGACATGCGTCGTTCTCAAATCCTTCTATATATAAGCGCAGCTTTCTTTGGAGCGGCTGTCTTGCTTGCTGCCACCCAGCAGGCCAAGGCAGAAATTCCGGCCCCAGCCGAACGCTATCGCCGTGACCTGACCCGCATCGCCCAGGCGGAATGGGGGCTGGATGCCCCGGTGGCGACCTTCGCCGCCCAAATCCACCAGGAAAGCCGCTGGCGTTTCGATGCGAAGTCGCCGGTTGGTGCGCAAGGCTTGGGCCAAGTGATGCCTTCGACCGCCACCTGGCTCGCCGAGTTGTTCCCCAAGGCCCTCGGCAAGATCGAGCCATACAACCCGGTTTGGTCCATGCAAGCGCTCGTCAGTTATGACCGCTGGTTGGCGAATCGCATCCAGGCGCGTGGCCCCTGCGAACAAGGGGCTTTGATCCTTTCTGCCTACAACGGCGGGTTAGGTTGGGTCATCCGTGACCGCAAGTTGGCATCGGCAAAGGGCGCCGATCCGCTGACCTGGTTCAACTCGGTCGAGCGCCACAACGTTGGACGCTCGGCTGCCAACTTCAAAGAAAACCGCCAGTACCCGCAATTCATCTTGCACCGCTGGGAGCCACTGTATATCGCCGCCGACTGGGGCCGAGGTGTTTGCCAATGAGTGGCCTGCTCGACTTACTAAAACCTGCAATCTGGTACGTGGCCGCCCTCGCGGTCGTGGTGTTAGGTCTGCACTTCAACTGGCAGGACGGTTACGAGCAGGGCTATGCCAAGGCTCAGGGTGAAGGAGAAACCGCTATCACCTCGCTGCGCCTGGAACATTCCCTGGCACAGCAAAACATCGCCGACGCGACAGCCAAGGCCGCCACCGAGGCGCTCGAAAACCTGCGCGCCGAGCAGGATCGAGGCGATCAGATTGCCATTCAACTCGCCGACGCCAAGGCAACGTTCCGCAAGACCACCGATCAACTCAATGGAGAGATTGCCCGTGTCACGACCCTGTATCGCCGCACCCTTGAATCGCCGCCTGAGCCGTTGCCTGCTGGTGTGTTCACTGTTGGCTTTGTCCGCGTGTGGAACAGCGCCAACGGAATCAACACCTCAATGCCTGCCCAGCAAACCCAGCAAACCCCCAGCGGAGCTACTACGGCGCCCGACGGAACCGGAGCCGCTGACAGCCTCGACTCAGGTGTCACGCAGCCCCTCGTCCTCGCCAACCAGATTCGCAATGGCGAGCTGCACAGTTCCTGCCGGGCTTCGCTCAACCGCCTGATCGACTGGACACTTAATGGAAGCAACTGACTTTGCCAGCCACCTGGAGGCCATCCACAACGAAACCTCCTTGGCGGCACATTTGGCACAACGCGAAGTATTGAGCGGCCCCTCGGCCGAGTTCTGCACAGGAGAGGATTGCGATATGCCAATCCCGGAACAACGTCGTGTGGCCATACCAGGTGTGCAGCTTTGCGCGCAGTGCCAAACGCATCGCGAAAAACGGAGCCGCCGATGACGTCGATTGAAATGCCACTTTGGCAAATGATCACTCTGGGCGGAACCATCCTGGGGGCGTTTGTCGGCATGGTGAAGATGTTGCTGGTGCAAATGGAGCGGCGCCTGGATCAACGGTTCGCCGTGGTGGACAAGGACAGTGAGCGCTTGCGCCAGGTAGAGATCGGGCTGGAACGTCTGCGCGGCGAGATGCCTTTGAACTACGTCCGCCGCGAGGATTGGGTACGCAATCAATCCATTATCGAAGCCAAGCTCGATGGCTTGGCGCTCAAGTTAGAAAACGTTCAACTCAAAGGACTACGCCATGAACATTGATCCAGCCAAGGCGCGCCGGGAATCCCTGCGCTGGTACATCATCCTGACCCTTAACACCTCGCGCCCCGTTGATCCCCACGAGGCCGTGGTGCTGTCGACCATTCAGGGCATCTTTCCAGACGCCACCACTCTGGAGCTACGGCGTGAACTCGACTACCTGAAAGATCGCAGTCTGGCGACTTTGGACAAGCAACCTAGCGGTGTGTGGATCTGCGGCCTAACCCACTACGGCGTCGACATTGCCGAATACACCATCCCCTGCAATCCCGGCATTGCCCGCCCAGAAAAATACTGGAGCTGACGCCATGCCACCGCGCAGCAAAGTCGCCAGCCTACCGAAGCAGGTCAAGACCTGGCTCGACAAGGCCCTGGCCGAAAACAACTTCAGCGATTACGAAGCCCTGGCCAACGAACTATCGACCCAGGGTTTTTCGATCAGCAAGTCAGCGCTGCATCGTTATGGCCAAGACTTCGAATCCAAGCTTTCGGCCTTGAAGATGGCCAGCGAACAAGCCCGCGCCGTGGTGGCTGCGGCTCCGGATGAAGAAGGCGCGGTCAACGAAGCGCTGATGCGCCTGGTCCAGGAGCACCTGTTCAAGTTACTGATGAGCGACGGCGACCAGATGGACTTGCCGAAGGTGGCCAAGGCCGTGGCCGAGCTGGGCAAGGCCTCGGTAGTGCAGAAAAAATGGCAAGCCGAATGGCGCGAGAAGACCGAGGCTGCGGCGGCGCGTGTCGAGAAAATTGCCAAGAAAGGCGGTTTGAACGCAGAGACCGTCGATGAGATACGCCGCGAGATTCTAGGGATGGCCTCATGAACTACTTCTTTGCCCTGGCGATCTGTTTCGCTATGAGCGGTCTTTCGGCCAATGAAGACAACGCCCGTTGGCTTTTGATTTGTGACATCAACGTTGCGCTCTATTTGGCACTGGCTTGGTTTCTGGGCTTCTACAAGAAGCGCCGTGGCGAACCATCTGTCATAGACCTTCAGCAGCATATCGACGCCATTGAAATGCAGCGTGATCGATCCGAGCAGCTACTGCGCGAGGTGTGCCGCCACCCAGACACACCAGACGAATTGCGTGCAGAAATTCGTCAGAGGTTAAGACCTGCCCCGAGGTGCCCATGAGCAATCGCACTGTCGATCTTGTCTTGGGCAACACCGCGAGCCTAACTGCACCGGCGGTTCTGCTCGACTACCAGAAAGAGTGGATCGGCATTCGCGCCCCGCTCAAGGTCGGCGAGAAGTCCCGTCGTATTGGTCTGACCTGGGCAGAAGCGGCAGACAACGTCCTGGTCGCCGCCGCAGAAAAACCAGCCGGTGGCCAGACCGTCTATTACCTGGGCTACAACCAGGACATGACGGTCGAATACATCCAGGCCTGTGCCATGTGGTCGCGGGCCTTCAACTATGCAGCCGGGGAAATCGAAGAAGGTATTTGGCCCGATAGCGACCCCGACAAGCACATCAAGACCTATACCATCGGTTTCCCCAGTGGCCACCGCATTGTCGCTCTGACCAGTCGCCCGTCGAACCTGCGGGGCCGTCAGGGCGTTGTGGTGATCGACGAAGCGGCGTTCCACCAGGATCTGGCCGAACTGCTGAAAGCCGCGCTGGCCCTGCTGATCTGGGGCGGTGAAGTCCATGTGATCAGCACTCACGACGGCACTGAAAACGCCTTCAACGAACTGATCAACGATATCCGCGCCGGTAAACGCAAGGGCGTTCTGTTCCGTTGCCCATTCCGCGAAGCCGTCTCCGATGGGCTTTATCAGCGGGTCTGCCTGCGTAAGGGTATCGATTACAAGCCCGAGGAAGAAACCGCCTGGGTCCAGGACGTCTACGACTTCTACGGCGATGCCGCCGAAGAGGAGCTGGACTGCGTACCGTCCCAGGGCGGTGGCGCCTTTCTCAGTCTGGCCCTTGTCGAGCAACGCAGTAGTCGCGACGTGCCGGTATTGCGCCTGGCCTACCCGCAGGGCTACGAGACTATGCCCGAACACATGCGGCTGGCCGAGTCACTGGAGTGGTGCGAAGAGCATCTGAAACCGCTGCTTGAGGCCATTCCATTGGATGTCCAAAGCTATTACGGAATGGACTTCGGCCGTAGCGGCGACTTGTCGGTGTTCTGGCCATTACTCAAGGAACAGAACCTGCGCAAGCGCACGCCCTTTGTGGTTGAACTGCGTAACGTGCCATTCAAGCAACAGCTTCAGATCAAATTTTACATCCTGCGCCGCCTGCCCAACTTCCTCAAAGGCGCCGACGATGCCAGAGGCAACGGCTCGCAACTGTCCGAGGACACGGCTATCGAGTTTGGCTTCAACCGCATTGAACGGGTGATGCTGACCGAGGGCTGGTATCGCGACAACATGCCGCCGTTCAAAGCAGCCCTGGAAGACGACACCTTCTACGACATTCCCGCCGACAAAGACGTGGTCAGCGATGTGCGCGCCTTTCGCGTGGTCAAGGGCGTGGCCCGCATCCCGGAAAAGCGCACCAATGAAAAAGGCGAAAAGTCCGGCCCCAAGCGCCATGGTGACGCCGGTATCGCCGCCGTGCTGGCGGATTACGCCTCCCGGCAGGAAACCGAAATATTCGAATTTCACCGAGTCCAACCGGCTGCCCAGCAAGATCGCGAGATCCAGCTAGGCGCAGGTTGGCGCACCCAGAAAGGCATTTGGTAATGGCTGACTCCCGCATCGTCGATCAATACGGTCGCCCGATCCAGTACGACAAACTCACCGAAGAACTGGCCGCAGTCCGTACCACCGGCATTCGCCAGATCTGGCACTCGTCGGTGGCCAGCGGCCTGACGCCCGGTCGCCTTGCCAGCATCCTGCAAGCTGCCGCCGAGGGCTCGGCCCATGACTACCTGACCCTTGCCGAGGAAATGGAAGAGCGGGATCTGCATTACGCCTCAGTGTTAGGCACCCGCAAGCTGGCGATATCCGGCCTGTCCATTCGTGTCGAAGCCGCCAGCGACGACGCCGAGGATGTACGCCGCGCCGACCAGCTCAAGGAAATAGTGGGCTCTCCCGAGTTCGGCGAACTGCAAGCCGACCTGACCGACGCCATGGGCAAGGGCTATTCCGTTTCCGAAATCATGTGGGACCGCAGTGGTAAGACCTGGAACCCGTCGCGCTTCGAACCTCGCGACCAGCGGTTTTTCCAATTCGACCGTGACACCGGCCGGGAACTGCGCTTGCTCGATGAGGCCGACCCGGTCAATGGCATCGCTTTGGCTCCGTACAAGTTCATAATCCACCTGCCACGCATCCGTTCGGGGATGCCAATTCGGGGCGGTCTGGCTCGACTCGCTGCGGTGGGCTACATGTGTAAGGCCTGGACATGGAAGGACTGGATGGGCTTTGCCGACATCTTCGGCATGCCCATGCGTGTAGGTCGTTACGGGCCAGGCGCCAGCAAAGAAGATATCTCCACGCTGATGTCGGCGGTGGCCAACCTGGGCAGCGACGCGGCGGCGGTGATCCCGGACAGCATGCGGATCGACTTTACCCAAGCCGCCAATGTGACCGGTGCCGGAGACTTCTTCAAAGGCCTCGCCGAGTGGTGGGACAAGCAGGTCAGCAAAGCGGTGGTCGGTCAGACCATGTCCACCGACGATGGCTCCAGCCAGGCCCAGGCAACGATCCACAATGAAGTGCGACTCGACTTGCTGCAAGCCGACGCCAAGGCCGAGTCCAACACGCTGAACCGCTACTTTGTGCGGCCCTGGTGCGACCTGAACTTTGCACCTGGTCGACCGTATCCACGCCTGATCATCGACGTACCGCAACCGGAAGACACCAAGCTGCTGATCGCTGCGCTGGAAAAGCTGGTGCCTCTGGGGTTGAAGGTTGAACAGTCGGTAATCCGTGACAAGCTAAATATTCCCGCTCCCGCCGAGGGCGCCGAGTTGCTGGGCATCCCTGCACCAGTTGCCACTCCGGCGTTGGCACAGGCGACCAACAGCGAGCAGTCGCCCGCGAAACCGGCGGAATTGCCGGACATCGTCGATAACCAGGTACGGACATTGGAGCAGTCGGTGGCTGGCCCGCTGGATGATATGGTCGAGCAGATCAAGGAACTGCTCGACTCAGTCGCCAGCCTGGAAGAGTTTCGGGATCGGTTGATTGAGACCTATCCGGACATGACGACTGGACAGTTGGCGGATGCTATTGCCGATGGATTGACGGCTGCCAACCTGGCAGGTCGTGACGACATATTGAGAGGATTATAACAAGTGGCGGTCTCTCACGGCTCCCTCCCTTTCAAAGAGCAGATCGACTACTTCCGTGGCAAGGTCGACCTGCCGACCCGCGCCTGGACGGACATCTACAACGCCGAGCACGACTATGCCTTTGTCGTCGCTGGGGCGGTGAAACGTGACCTGCTGGCCGATCTGCGTGGTGCGGTCGAGAAGTCCATAGCCAATGGCACTACCTTGGAACAGTTCCGCAAGGACTTCGACCAGGTTGTCGGCAAACATGGCTGGCAGTACAACGGCGGGCGTGGCTGGCGTACTAACGTCATCTGGGAAACCAACCTGCGCCAATCTTATAACGCTGGTCGCGAAGAGCAGATGGCCGACCCAGAACTTCGTAAACGGCGACCTTACGGGCTATACCGACACGGTGACAGTGCGCACCCGCGTCCTATGCACTTGTCTTGGAACGGCACGACCTTACCGCTTGATGATGCTTGGTGGTCCACCCACACCCCGCAAAACGGCTGGGGCTGTAAGTGCAAGAAGTTCATGCTGTCGGCCAGGGACGTCGAACGTCAGGGCCTGAACATTGGCCCAGCACCAGCGATTGAGTGGGAAGATCGGGTTATTGGCAAGAACAGTCCTGAAGGTCCGCGCACTGTTCGCGTACCCAAGGGCATTGATCCGGGTTTTGAATACGCACCAGGTCGGTCGCGCTTGTCTGATGCCGTGCCGCCCATGCGTGCGCATGATCCGCTGCCCGAGCTGGGGCGCAAGCCCGACAGCGCTCACGGGGCGGGGCTACCTAATCGGCGCCCGACCGATCCATTGCCACCCCCAAGGTCAGTGCCTGCCAGCCAATTGCTGCCATCCGGTCTGACGGACGATGCCTATGTGGATCGCTTCCTGGGAGAGTTCGGTGCCAAACAAAGTGCGCCTGCGCTGTTCAAGGACGTAACCGGGGATGCGGTAGTGATCGGCCGGGACATGTTCACCGTGAAGCGAACCGGCCAACTCAAGGTCCAGAAACGTGGGCGCGAGCAGACTTTGCTCCTGGTTGCCCAAGCATTGCGCGAGCCTGACGAAGTGTGGGTGCGTCTGGAGTGGATGTATGCACAACAGAAAGCGGTCGTGCGGCGCCGTTACCTGGCTCGCTTCGAAGTCGAGGGCAAGGCCACGCCAGCACTGGCAGTGTTTGAGATCGGCGATGACGGCTGGGATGGCGTAACTGGATTCGTCGCTGACAGTGAGGATTACCTGGACGACTTGCGCTTGGGTGTCCGTCTCTACCGTCGGCACCCATAAAAAAGCCCCGACGCTGTCACGCCGGGGCCGCCCCGGATGTAGGCATGGAGGCCCTGACAGGGGCTGCTCATCCGATGGGATGTATTAATAGTAGGAGATGAACATGGCAGGCGCAATGCTGGATGTAACAGTCGACGACAGTCTGGTCGGTAAAGCCCTGGAAGAGTTAGTGCATCGTCTGGGTGACCTCACTACACCCTTCAATGACATTGGTGAATACCTTCACCAGTCCACCGATGATCGATTCAGCAAGAAGGTCGCGCCGGACGGCTCGCCCTGGGCGCCACTCTCGGCCGTCACGTTGGCCAGAAAGAAAGGCACCGGCATCCTGCGCGAGAAAGGAACGCTTCAGGACACGCTGCGAAAGCAGGTCACCAGCACTGAATTAGCCTTTGGTACAGACCGGCCTTATGGGGCGGTCCATCAGTTTGGACAGAAAAAAGGTGCATCAGGTAGTGCGAAAGGCCATCCCATTCCCTGGGGAGACATACCAGCACGGCCCTATCTGGGGTTGTCCGCCGAGGACGAAACGGAGGTTCTTTTCATCATTCATGAATATCTTCTGGAGCCGGTATCAGGTTGACGGCGTAGCATCGCGGTAGCGCCGCGTAACGGTGCTGCGGGTACATCCGCCGCTAGCGTGGCGCGTAATTACCGTTAGACGTGCGTTAGATTTGCTCGTAGCGTTATTCACTCCGCACCCGCGAGATCGCTTTACCCCCCATCCTATAAATATAAAATGGGTATCCGGTGTATCCCCGCCCAGCAACACCCCCGCGAAAACCTTAAACCCCGCTGATACTCACTCATTCCGCCTGGCCGCACAGACTGGCGGCATGAAAACTCAACTCGCACTCAACACCGACCTTTCCGCCACCGTCTCTGACGGTAAGGCCCCGGAGTGGGTCGAACTTATCCCGCCTGGTCCACAGGTCACCGGCCGGGATGGTCGGCAATGGCTGTTCGATGAACAAGCCGGAATGCTGGTGCAATCCAGTTTCACCGGCCGCTCCATCGATCTGCCCATTGATTGGGAGCACGCCACCCAGCACCGAGCCACCAAGGGCGAGGACGCCCCGGCCGCTGGCTGGATCAAACAACTGGAGATTCGCGGTGGTGCCTTGTGGGGGCTCGTTGACTGGACGCCCCGTGCGTCCGCCCAGGTCATCAATCGCGAATACCGTTTTCTATCTCCCGTCTTCGACTTCGATCCTGATACCACGCGTATTGCGCGCTTGGTCAGCGCAGGGCTGACCAACAAACCCAACTTTCTGCTGACAGCCCTCAACCAAGAAACCACGGAGAACACGCCTGTGAAGCTTTCACCTGCGCTTTTGGCCGCGCTCGGCTTGCCCGAAACAGCCACCGAAGAGCAGGCCGTCGCGGCCACCGCTCAACTTATTAAGTCCACCAATCAAGCACTGAACACCGAACGACCCAACCTGGAGCAGTTCGTCCCTCGGGCTGACTACAACGCTTTGGAAACCCGAGCCACCAATGCCGAGCAAGCGCTGGCTACACAAAAGAAAACCGAGCATGACAAAGCCGTTGAAGCACTGATCACCTCTGCGACTCAGGCCGGGAAGATTACGCCAGCGACCGTGGAATACCACCGTGCGGCCTGCCAAGACGAAACCGGCTTGGCTCGATTCAAGGCTTTTGTCGAAGCGGCACCGGTCGTTGCGGCAGCTACCAACTTGGGTGAACGCAAGCCCGACAACACTGCCACCGCGCTCAATTCCGAAGAACAAAAGGTCGCCTCGTTGCTGGGTATGAGCGAAGCGGAATTCATCAAGGGCAAGGCGTAACTCACCTCCATATAAAGGAAGCAATTCATGATCATTACTTCGGGTGCCTTGACCGCGCTGTTCACCGCGTTCAAAGCTGAGTTCCAAAACGCCCAAGCCACGACTCCAACCGACTGGGCTCGTATCGCTACATTGGTGCCGTCATCGTCCGCCAGTAACACCTATGGTTGGCTGGGTCAGTTCCCAACCTTCCGCGAGTGGATCGGCGACCGTGTCCTGAAAAACATGGCAGCGCACAGCTACTCCATCACCAACAAGAAGTTTGAATCCTCGGTCGGCGTACCTCGCGACTCCATCGAAGACGACGAGATCGGCGTCTACAAGCCGTTGTTCGCCGAAATGGGGCGCGCCTCCAGCGCGCACCCCGACGAATTGGTATTTGGGTTGCTGAAAGCGGGCTTGACCACCCTGTGCTATGACGGCCAGTACTTCTTCGACATTGACCATCCGGTCTACCCGCAAACCGATGGCACCGGCACAGCAGCCTCGGTCAGCAATTATCAGGACGGTACTGGCCCAGCCTGGTATCTGCTCGATGTCAGTCGAGCAATCAAGCCGCTGATCTTCCAGAAACGTCGTGACTATGCGTTGAAGGCCATGACCAGCCTGGACGACGAAAACGTCTTCATGCGGGACGAATACCGTTATGGCGTAGATGCTCGGACCAACGTTGGCTTTGGTTTCTGGCAGTTCGCCTACTGTTCGAAAGCGCCTCTGACCGCTGAAAACTATGGCATTGCTCGTGCGGCCATGAAGAACTTTTGTGCGGATGGCGGTCGCCCGCTTGGCGTCAATCCCGGTCTGTTGGTTGTTCCATCTCAACTGGAAGGCGCGGCCCGCAAGATCCTGGTCAAGGATGCAGACAACGGCAACGAGTGGGCAGGTACTGCCGAAGTGCTTTCGCCAAGCTGGCTGGGATAAGGGGGCGTCATGACTATTGTGATCACCTCGAAACACGACGGTTTCCGCCGTTGTGGCGTTGCTCACACCCGCCAAGCAGCCCGCTACCCGGATGATTTCTTCTCGGAAACACAGTTGCGGGGTCTGGTGAAAGAGCCTCAGTTGATCCTCGCTTATGAGGAGGATGAATTCGATCAGGTAAAGGACAGCCGCGATGAAAGCCTTCAAGAAGTCGATCCATCGAAAGCGCCCAACACCGAACAAAGCGCCCAGTCGCAGGCGCTTGAAACAGGCGCTCCAGCTCTGGGTGATGCAGTGGTTCTGTCCGTCGCCCCGGTCGTGGGCGGCGTCGAGCCTGGATTTGACGGTTCGCGACTTGCACCAGTAGCACCTGTGATCGAGCAGGACAAAGGGCAACTGAACGCCACCGATATCGAACTCAATGCCCTCTGGGAAGAGGCATGCCAGGAAGATCAGGCGCGTGAAGCGGTCAAGGCGCAAGCCACGAAACCTCCGGGGAAACCCGGCAAAGCAAAGGCAGCCAAGGCCGAGGAAGACGGCAAATGAACCTCTCACTGCCGTCCGCCAGCGCTCTCCTGGTGCGTTTCGGCGCACGTGATATCACCCAGGTTGCGGTGCCTGATGACCAGCGTCCCATCGAGCCTGAGTTGTTGGTGGCCGCTGCATCTGGCGAGCCCCTGGATAGTTGGGACGCAGAAGATGTGGCAGTTGCAGTCATGACGCTGGCCAGGATCGCCGACGTCGTGACTCGGGCGCGCAGTGAGATTTCGTTTTACCTGCGCTTCCGCCCGACCGGAGAGGATGCTCCGGAGTGGGTGGCCGATGACCTAGCTGAGATCGCCCGTTATCACCTGTATGACGATGCGGGCAAGGAAGAGTCGACCGTGCGCGTGCTCTACAAGGACGTGATCAAGCGACTGGAAACCCTTGCCCAAGAAGACAAGGAACGTGGTGCGGCCGAGGCTGGCCGGTCGGGCATGCAGCTCACCAGTCAACCACGGCTGATGTCACGCAATACCTTGAGGTCGCTCTGATGTTGGGCGAATTGGAGGATCTGATTGAGGCGCGGCTAAAAGAGTTGAGCGTCAAGCTGCCCCGCCTGGTCGTAGAAAGTTACGGCGGCGAACTGAGTGATCCAGATCTGTTGTCCGGCTTGCTCAAACGCTGCCCGGCCATCCTGGTGATGGTGCCAAAGGTCACGTTCCAGCGGCGCAGTCAGGGTCGTTACACGGTGCCGATCACCTTCCGCTTGGTCATCGCAACACGCCATCCACGGGGCGAAAGGGAAACCCGGCGCGGCACCACGGCGACCGATATCGGTAGCTACGCCCTGTGGGAAGCCTGCATGCACCAACTGGTGGACTGGCAGCCTTGGGAAGATCGCGCCGCCATCAAGCCAACCGAACTTTCCAACTTGGTCAACGGCAAGTTGGCCAGCGACCACCTCTCTGTCCTTGGGCAATCGTTTGTCATCGAGCTGGATTGGGAGAAACCGAAAGAGGCATTACCTGACTTCCTGGGCATCACCCTGGATTACCACGCCCCATCGGATAACCCCGACTCGGTGGCCACCGACAACATCGAACTGAGGGACGTGTAATGCGCGTTATCGCCGCACCTGGACATCAGGTGCCCACGGAAGAAGATCCATACAAGTACATCCAAGGGGATAAACCCGTCGACGTGGCGGACTCCTCTTACTACCGCCGCCGATTGGCGACGGGTGAACTGTTGACCGCCGAGAAGTCACGCGGCAGTGCCAAACAACCTGCACAGGAGTCCGCTGAATGAGCATTTCCTTTGACACCATCCCGGCGTCGATTCGCAAGCCGGGCGTTTACATGGAGTTCAACACCAGCCTAGCGGTACGGACACTGCCGACAAACAAGCAAACTGTCTGCCTGATCGTGCCCTTGGGCGAAGACGCGACGATTGCGGCCAACGTACCGACTCCGTTCTACAGTGCGGCAGAAGCCAAAGCTTTGTTCGGCGGTACGGTCGCCGAGGAAATGGCTGATGCATTTATCACAGCCTATCGGTATGCCTCGGTCTCCGCCGTGGGCGTGGTGGTCGAAGGCGAAACAGAGCCCAACATTAAACCCGCCCTGGACTCAACGGCCATGGGCAGCTTTAACATTCTGGTTCCTGCCTGGTACAGCCAGGTAGCGCTGACCGCCTTGCGTGCGCATATCCAGACCTACACCGATTCGGTGGAGCAACAGAGCATCATCGGTGTGGCAGCCCTGACCAGCACATTGTCTGCCGCAACGACCCTAGCCACGTCGCTGAACTCTGGCGCTATCAGCCTGGCGGTGTTGCCGGGTACTGACTCGACGGCGCGTCAAGTCGCCGCCGCTTATGCCGCGATGATCGCCTCGGAAGAAGATCCGGCGCGGCCTCTGAATACCCTGGTGTTGTCCGGTATCAAGGTTCCGCCCATCACTCAACGCCTCGGTCGCACCGAGCAAGAAACGGCCCTGGCCAATGGCGTCACTCCGCTGGAAGTCGCGGCCGGTGACGTGGTCCAGATCGTCCGTGCAGTGACGACTTACACCAAGTCGGCAGCCGGTGCCACGGACGTGTCGCTGTTGGATCTGACCACCATCCGTACCCTGTATTACGTGCGTATGGCTTGTCGTGACCGTATCCGCCTGCGCTTCCCACGCTCCAAGCTTTCCAAGAAAACCCCGGAAGCCGTGCGTGGCGAACTGATGGACGTTCTGCTCAAGCTGGAAGAGCTGGAGATTGTCGAAGAGGTCGACGCCAACGCAGCCGCGCTGGTGGTCGAGCGCTCGCCCCAGGACGTCAACCGTCTCAATGCTTCCATTCCTACCGATGTCGTCAACGGCCTGCATGTGTTTGCCGGTCGCATCGACCTGCTCTTGTAAGAGGTAACCTTAGATGTCCGATAACTACGTAGGGCAGATCGTCCTGGAGATCAACGGCACCGACTATGAGGTGTCCAGCGTCGAGCCGAGTCTCAAGACCGGGCGCAAGGTGGTCAAGACCATGAACCGCACCGGCCGGGCAACCGGAACGGCCAAGGGCATTGAAGAGCACGAGCTGAAAATCTCGGTGCCTATCCCGAAAACTGGTGAACCAGA